CCTATTAATAAAAAGAAATCTGCAACTAAGGCAAAAGCAACAGGTCAATTAGTTACTGCAGCAAAAAAGAAAATTTGGTCTAAAGGGCATTTACCTGTAGGGTACACTGTGTTGAACCCAACATTAGTTAATAAGACAGGTAACCTATTATTCAACCAAGTTTCTGTAACACTTACGCCTCCAAAAGAATTAGGGGATTTACTTAAGAAAAACCAATCAGACTTAACTGATGAGGAAAAATTACTTATAAAATCTCTACCTACAGATCTCAAGAAGGCCGCCGAAGGTGGTGGTGACTACTCTTTAGACTCACGTTTAGTTGGTAATATAACATACAAAAAACAGCCTTATGAAAGGTATGCTAGACCAAGAACTGCTAGAGTGTTTGAAAGTATTGAATATAAGAAGGCCCTTCGTAATGCAGATCTTAGTACTTTGGATGGTATATCTAATTATATACTTAAAATAACTATAGGTAATGATGAATTTCCTGTAGTATCCCAAGAAGAACTTGAAGCTGTAGCTAAGTTATTTGACACACCAAGTAAAAGTTTTGATGTAGTGTGGAACCACACTCTTAAAATAGAGAAGATAATTAGTCCAGAAATAGAAAAGATTCTTGGTAAAGGTAAGTATGACCAGGTTAATGAAGACATTACTGGTGGTTTATCTTTTACTCGTGCTCTTCTTGATGCTACCGACGTTACCGCTGGTTCTGAATGGGCCATAGGTGCTGTTAAAGAGGATATTGACTACGCTAGGAAGCAGGTTACTAGATGGATATATAATGAGTACAGGCAGATAGCAGAAGCTATGGGCTTTGACCGTTTTCCTAGAGTCAGGTGGGATGAGAATATACTTAGAAATGACATCCTTTACAAAAATGTTATATCAGCTATGGTTGATAGAAGGATGATATCTTATAGAACAGCTCTAGAAACCTTAGGTTTTGATTATACAAATGAACTTGGTAATATGCAGGAAGAACTACCTTTGGTATCAGATGGTGTTTTCGGGTTAGTGGGAAGTCCTTTTCAACAATCCACCACTATACAAGATGTACAAAACTCACCTACAGGTACACCTTCAAGAGGTCGGCCTACAGGCACAACAAATACTAAAACACCCGAAACAGACCCAAGTAAGCTAGCAGCTAATGACCAAACAAAGGCTACAAGTTCTCTACATAATGTAGTATCTAGTATGTCTAAAGAAGATGTAAATTTGCTTATACAAGAGCTTATTAATATAAAAGATAAATTATAATATAAGGATATTACTATGAAACATAAATTTTTTATGACAGCTAGTTTAGATTATGTTAAAGAAACTGCTGCTTTACGTAAGGAAGTAGCATCTGTTATACCTTTACCCAGTATTGATGAACGTCAACCAGACCTAGCTTATTTTACAAGTAGATTTGTGAGTACTGGTACGAATCTTAACAACGCACATTTTATGGGTAGTGAGTTAATAAAGGCTAGAAAAACAGTTGTGGCTAAAGCGGTAGATGTAGAACATGAAGAAAATGAAATTATTGGTCACATTTATGCCTGTGAATTCACAGACGCTAAGGGTAACAAACTAAATAGTGCGGAGTTGGCAAATTATGAGGAGTCTAAACTAGACGCACAGGATATGCACATTGAAATAGCTAGTGTAGTTTATAAAACAAGATTTCCTGCTTTAGCTAAAGAAATTAAAGAAGGTGAGTGGAAAGTTTCTATGGAAGCTTATTACACCTCTTACGACATTCTTGTGGGTAGCACTTTAATGACAGCAGAAGAAGCACAGCTCATGGGATTCGATGTAGCTAATGAGGATCTTTATGGTAAGGCTGCACAGGTTGTAAAAGGCGGCGCAGTTGTAGATGAAGGTGTCATAGCTAAGGTGTTGAGAGGTATTTGTTTCTCTGGTGTGGGTATTGTAAAGCAACCGGCTAATAAACCTTCTATAATATTTGAAGCTACTGCTAGTACAGATGATGAAATTACTGAGACAGTTAAATTTAATTTAGATAATGTAGAAAACGCCAGTAATAATGTAACCTCTAGTAATGTAGATACAAAAGTAGAATTAATTAAAGCAGCAGATGATTCACCAGGTATTTGTCTTTCTTATGATAAAGAAAGTATTGACTCTATTTACAAAGACCAAGATTCTAATGTAATAAATACTAACTGGTGTAATAAATTCGATACAACTTGTACAACTACTGGTGATTACACAAACGCAAGCTGTCTAGCAAAAGTTTTTACAGCTGATTTTATAATGGATGTAGCTAAACGTAAACTCGATGAATTACAGAAAGAACAAGAGATAGCAAAATTAGTAGAAAATATAAACGATTTACTTAAATAGTAAAGTACGTTCGGACATGGATAGGATTAACGTAAACTTAGGTTAGTTATAAAACAATTTATTTTTAGATTTTAAATTAGGAGGAATATAATGGAAGATAAGTTAAAAGATCAAATTGAAAACGTCGTTAAAGCTATTTTCGCTAGTAAAGAGGAAGATACTAAACGAAAGAAAACAGAGGATGCTCTTCACGCATCCGCAGACAAACTTACTGCAATCAAAGAAGAATTAGCTACAGCTACACAGAGTAATCAGGAACAAGCTAGTGTAATTACTGACTTGAACACACAGGTTAACACTTTACAAGAAGAAAAAGCAGCCCTTGAGCAAAAATTCCAGGAAGAGCTAACTGCCGCTATTGAGGCTAAAGCAGCTGTTGACTCTGACTTTGAAAAGCTTAATCTTGAGTATGCCACATTAAAAATGGAAATACTTGCAGACTCCCGTATGGTAGCCTTAGAGAAAGCCGGTGTTGTTCGTGTAGAGGCTTCTATTCAAAGAGACAAAGTAAAAAGTATGTCTGAAGAAGAATTTGAATCTTATAAAGAAGAATTAGCAGCTATCAAGTCGCAAGTTATTGCTTCCCTTACTGCTAAAAAAGAAGAAGCTGCCACTGTAGTTGAAGAGGTAGTTGTTGAAGACACTGTGGTACCACCAGCCAATGTTGACGTTACGCAATCTGTACAAGCAGCGTTAAATTTGGAAACAACCCCTTCTCAGGATCTTATTTCGAAGTACAAAGATTTGGGAGAAGCATTAGCCAAGAACATTACTAAAAAATAATTGAGGAGGAAAATATATGTTTATCCCAAGACACCCTGTTGTAGAGGACCAATTTTGTTTATACGGTAGTTCAGTAAATACTACTGGTATCGGTGGCGCTATAGCCTACGCTGGAGCTGTTGTTTATCTTGACAGTACCAAAGAGGAATCAGAAGTACTCAAGTATGCCCATGGTGTAACTGCAGATCCTTTTGGATTTTTAATGCAAAAAGTTAAAACTGGTTATCACTCAGTTCACCCAGTAGGTTTTGTTATGCCTGGTGACCTTGGTTCCAGTGATGCTATTGCTCAACCAACATACGACAATACCGGAGCTATTACTGGTACAACTACTGTACCTGTAGGTGTAGCTCACTTAGGTATTTATGATACAATCCATTACACATGTACTGTTAGTGGTACAACTGTTGCAGATGGTAATCAACCAAAACCTGGACAAGACCTTTTCCCTGCTGCTGATGAAGCCAAACTTACTAACTCTACTGCTGCTTCCACTGGTACTGACATTTTAGGTCAGCGTGCTAGCTCCACTGTAGTTGCTAAGGTTGTTAAAGGTGTTACTGCAGCTAAGGCTACTTCCACTTTCAGTGGTGGTACTAAATTTGCACTAAGAGTAAAACTATTAGTTTAAATAACAAATGGATCAAGGGGTAGGCTTAAACACCTACCCTTCCATAAATAAATACAATATAAGGAGCTACAAATGGATATTAATGAAATGAGAAAATTGTTTGCCGCTACCGCTGAAGTTCAGACTCCAGAAGGTATGGCAGCTTATAGGGCTTTCGCAGCCGCTATTACTACACCTATATTACAAAAAGTAGAGCTTGAATCTATTATGCGCCAGCTTTTTGCTGTTGAACGTTTGGCACCTGGTGCACAAGCAGTTTATCCAGTTGCTGAGGATTTTGAGATTCCTGTCTGGGTTCTTCCTGGGTTGGGTTATCAAGCTCAGAACTTCATCGAGGGTATCGGTGAAGAGGTTTATGTCCCTACTTTCAGTATCAATGCTTCCGCAGACTGGAAGATTACCTATGCACGTGATTCCCGTATCGACGTTGTTCAAAGAGTCGCCGCTAGAGTTGCAAAAGATTTAGCAAATTATGAAGAAGAATGTGGTTGGAGAGTAATTGTACCTGCTGCAACTTCTGGTTTTTCTGGAAAAGGCCTCTTAGGTGCACGACCAGCCCCAATTTATGAAATTGGTACTGGCCTCACTGGTGTTGGTTATCTTTCTAAAGAGTTGGTAAATAAGATGATGGTAGGTTTTAAACGTTTAGGCCGTACTCTTACCGATTTGTATGTATCTCCAGAAGATGCTGCAGATATACGTGAGTGGACAGACACAGACATCGACCCAATTACCCGTAGAGAAGTTTTCGTAGCTGCTGGTATGGGAAGTATCTGGAACGTAACTTTACATGAAGTTCAGCATTTAGGTGCTCCTGGATTGTATAATATTAATGGAAGTACTTCTGCATACGGTAAATTCCTTGCAGACGGTACCGATAAGTATAACGCTTACACCCTTGATAATCCTAACGTTACAGATGCTGATGGTACTGTAACTGCTTTAGGTGAGACTCAGATTTATGGTTTCGATATGACTGCTAACGATTCTTTGGTTATGCCTGTTAGAAAAGAGTACGAAGCTCATGAGGACCCAACTCTTCTACGTGTACAGAAGCAGGGTTTCTTTGGTTGGGCAGAATTAGGTTTTGCTTGTTTAGATAGTCGTATGTTAGGTATCGGGGTTATTGACCGTTCGTAATAGACACAATATTTAGGCTATTCAACCCCCTACTCAATGTGTTTGTGTAGGGGGTTTTTTATTAATCAATTAACTAACTTTTATATGATATGAGCAATCTACTATTATTTATTATATCAGTACTAATTACTGAGGCAATTACAGAGATAGTTTCTAAATCTGCTTTATTCACGCCGGTGAAGGCCTGGTTCTTTAAAAGGAAAAGTAATATTATTTTCTCTTTTATACACGACCTACTAGACTGTGGTTTTTGTTTATCCGTATGGGTAGGCACATTAGTGGGACTAGTAATTATGGACATGCAAATAGTTAGTGGTTGGATAGATTGGTTTATAGTGGGGCTACTTATACATAAGTGCTCAAATATAACTCATAATATTATAGATCGGACAAGGCGAAGTGATTATTAATTTCTGGAAAAGGGGTAAATTATGAAAGGATATATTAAAAGTAAAAAAACAGCCTGGGTACATATTTTTAAAATGAGTGTTAGACCTGGCGGCAAAGTTCCTTTAGACGAGTTGTACAACCTATACGGTACACGACATAACATAAAAGAAAAAGACTTTGTTAAATGGTTGAGAGAGGTGAAACTACGTGGGTCAGCAGATGATTGGATAGTTGTAGAAGAGGATGACATTGACGTAAGTGCACCAACAGCAAAAGAAAAAGAAAAAGTACGCTATGAAACTAATAATAACGGTGACGTAGTTGTAAGTAAGATGAGTGTACAAGATGTCATGGGACTGCCTGTTAGAAAAGCTAGGGAGATTATACCTACAGTAATGGATATTAAACTTCTTAAGTTTGCTGTAAGAGAATGTAAACCCTTACCTAATAAAGAATCTTTAATTAGGATTTTAGATAAGAGGATTATGGAATTAAGTATGCATCCAAATGGCTAATAAAATTAGTACCAACCATATTAATAATGTGGTTGGTACCAATATTTTAATAATGTTATATTAAGGAACTTAAATGACTACATTAACTGTAACTGTAAGTAATATAACCGGTATAATTGCTATATTTAGTAAGGTGCAATTGATGCGTTATATTGGTACTGATACCCCTCCCTCTATAATAAATATACTAGACTACGTTACTATAGATAATGGTATTGATATAGTTAGTAGTCGTAATGACGTAAGTGATATATTTTTAAGTCAGACTTATAATCAGTACTACTTTGAAGATCCTACAGGTACTACAAGTGATTGGTACATTAGTAGGTACACTAACTATGACACTACAATAACAAGCGGGTGGTCAACACCAATACAAGGTATTGATGGTGTATTTAATTATGACCCATTATTTTCGCCAGAAGTTGCATACACCGCTTCGGATAAGTTAGTCATAAATAAATTACGTTTATTAGTAGGTGACCCTACCAACTTAACTAGAATGCATGGTGAAGAGGCTTTATCTAGCCTACACTCAGATAGACGTGTATTCGAGCTTGCAGATAAAGGTTGGCCATATAGCGTTATGTTATTCAATACACAATATGTAACAAATACAAACCCAACTGTAAATGGTTATAAATACCTTAGGTTTAATACACCTTTAGACACATCAGTTACAACTGTATCTGGTGTAGATGTAGCTATAGATATTTGGTATACATCATTTAGGTATAGTGATAAACAGTTGATGGATGCCTATGATACTACCACACCACCAGCTCCCTTGACCGTAGCAAATTGCACACAGGACATCTACTTGATGCAGACAGCCTACGATATATTAACAAGTGAATCTTGGGAACTGGCCTTTGAAGATGGTGCAGAGATCGCTGATAATAGGGACACATATAATCCCTCTGCAGGATTGTCGGCTAGAGATAAATTACTTGCTAGACTTAAAAAACAATTAGATGAAGCTGTAAAATCTAAAAGGTTTATAAGTGTTGGCGGGGTTAGAATTGATTAACATATAATTACTTAGAAGGTTTAAAATGAGAAAAAGAATAAGTACATTTACAAAAAATAGATATACTAAGGCAATACGAAACATCATGTCAGATCTTGGTAGACCTGTAGAGGTTTTTAAAAAACCAACTAAACATGAATGTTACAATTGTTATTTTGATAAACTTACAGGCAGTAGTACCAACACTTGTAAATGGACTTTAGCTGAAGCACTACAAAAACAAAATGAATATCTACAGTCAGGTGGTGTTGGTTTGAAATATAAATTTTTCTCAGCTGGCAGATGCCCTATATGTAAGGGCAAAGGTTATTTAGAGGTACAGCGCAAAGTATGGGCCAAATGTAAAATTACTTGGGACCCAGAAGCAGACGGTGCTTTAGTAAGTGACTCCTCCGGTGTTTCTGGAAGTACAAGTGTGGAGCTTAAGACTGAGCCAATATATAAAGATTTATTTACGGACTGTATGTATATGTTTGTAGATGGCGTAAAATGTACTTTATCTAAGCCACCTATTGTGCGCGGTCTTGGTGACACTTCTCTACTTGTTATATTAGCATTCACTACAGAAAATATGACACCTCCTACAGATGATAGTGATAAGGTATATTAATGAGACCTAGCAGTAGTAATAAGGTATCTAAAGATTTAGAGAAATTACTTTTCATAAATACTATGGATGCTTTTGATACATTTATACCTAAATTAAAGGATGTATATTTAACTACATACTCTGATGAGCTACTAAATATATCTATTGATGAAAACAGCTTAGCTAATCCTGTATATTTTTATGAGGACTACATGGAAGCTTTGGATGATTTCGAGTACATATCTGTGGTGGCTAAAGGTGAAATTAAGATAACTGTACCTGATGAAGATACTTTTACATTTGAAGGAAGACTAACTTTTTTACAGTGGTTATCTATGGGTGTTATAGGAACTTATTATGAATTATCTAAAAATGATTATGACTACTTAATTAATTATGATAGATTAAGTAAACAAATTAGAAGTACATTAAAAGACTTACCTGGTTTTTTAGGTGAAGAATTTAGTGATTTGGATTTTTATATTCTAGATGACGCTCTACACATACATGAAATATTAGAACATATTTTAAAAAAGAAATTAGTATTATTTCCATTCTCTAATACGCAAGCCATAGATTTATTTATTGATGGTAGAGATTTTTTTAATACTAACAAAGAGGCTCTTACTAATAACATAGTTGAGAAGTCATTGAAAGACTTAAAAAGGAGAGCTTACTAATGTATAAAATACGTAAAGAAGATTTAAGTGTTTATAGATATTTAAGGGATTTAGTACTAACTGACTTTATAGAATTTCAGGATAAAGATGAACTAGTACTAAATAAAAATAAATCTGACAACTCAACTAGTGTATATGATATAGTAACTACAGCTATTCCTTCTCCTTTTGAACACGGTAGAGGTATAGTGTATTTTGACGATCTAACAGATGAAACTTTAATAGATATTACTTCGTTATCTGGAACACCTGAACAATCAAACAGAGTAACTATATATGATGAAAGTTTAACAACTATAAGTGGTAACTTATATAGGGTAGACTATGTAGACGGTAAAATAATATTACCTGCTTATTTAGAGCCTAAATATATTGATTTTAATTGGCATTACATAAGTTTAGTAGATGAATGGAGTAGGTTATCAGCAGCGTCTGCACCTGTCGTAGTCTTGGATATAGCAGGTACACTTAAGACGGGTTACCAACTAGGTGGTGGTAAAAAAGTTATAAGGAAAAGTAATATTTATATATTTGCGTCGTCTTCTTCCGAGAGAGGAGATATAACAGAACTCATATATGATGGTCTATATCTAAAAACATGTCCTATATATGACTTCCCAAGAGGGTCTGTACTAGACTACGATGGTACTTTTTATAATAGTAAAAATAGTATAGATAAAGCAACTAATTTATTTAGTAGAACTGTAGTTAGTGGTACATCTAATTTAAGGTTTGAGGATGTTGAGGCAAGGAATATTAATTTACCACTGGCGCTGAGTAGACGTAATGAGTCTGCTATTCTTTCAGATTTAAACTCTTATAGGTCCAAGATTAGTTTTAATTTGGTATCTTACTGTTAGCTATTAAGTAACCTCTTATATTAGGAATATACTAATAAACTAACCTGTAGTATATAGAAAGGAAAGGCCAAGTAACCGAAAAACTAACCTGAATTTTTTTAAAATTATAAATCTGATTAAGGAGAATAATTATGGCTAGAAATAGAATAATTTATGCATCACAGAGTGTGTGGTGCAATGGAAGTTTGTTATATAGAGTACAATCTTTTGGTAGTACCACAACTTTTACAAGTGAAGATATTTTCGAATTAGGTCACTTAGATATCATCGACGTTGTTGATGACGTTCCAGCTGTTGCTGTAACCTTGAATACTAATGACTTTGGTGATGTAACCACAATGGCTCAATTAGCTCAGATACTACCAGAACGTAGAGCTATGGATGCCACTGCAAGTAATACAAACTCAAACTTAGAAGTTGTTGATAGCACTTTGACAACCACCGGTGTATATTTACATGGTGCTTGTGTACCTGACTTTGCTATATCTTGTGGAGCGCTTCCTGGTGTAACATTATGGGCACCTGTACAGGAAGAATGTTCAGCTGGTTCTCTGGCTTCTAATATTGACCAGACCTTGTTCTTAGATAAAGTGTTCGCAAACAGTTTGGAGTTTAGTTACTCTTCTGGTGCTAACGCAACTGAGAACTATGGGCTTGAGACAGATAACAAAATGTGGTTGTTAAATGACGGTCGTTTCGTAAACTGTGATAATTTCACTTTAGACGCTGCTGCTATTTCCAATGGTTATGTAGATCTTAGTTTAGCCGCCTCAGCAAATATAGCTGTACTTACTGGTGGTATTGGTTTCTTACGTAAAGATACCAACGGTGCTCCTGCTATTACTGTATATGATGCTTCTACTAATACAATGACTAATACAAAAGTTGTTGTTGGTGCTACTGCTGCTGTAAGTACTTTTATCTATCATGACACTGGTACACAACATAGAGTTTATCTACCAACAGGTGCTTCTATTGTAGCTGGTGATAGATTAGTTGTTATATACTCCGCTGATGCTTATGGTTCTGGCACCAGTAACAAATATTTTGCACTACTTGATAGTTTGAATAAACCTGATTTCGTTGGTGCTTTACGTCAGGGCCAGGTTGAAGTACATATAGTTTCTGACACCTCTGCAAGTTTTGATATTGCTTGGCGTTTAACTAGTGCTTCTATTTCTGCTTCACTTACTCGTGAGCCTTTAACTGAGTTAGGACATCTCTCTCCATATGATCGTCCGTTGACTCTTCCTGTACCTATCACAGTAGCTGTTGAATCTACTGCAGGTGACTTAGAGAACTGGGCTAAGGTAGCTAATAAATTATCTGCTTTTAAAGCAGGTACTTTAGATAGTATGGCTCTTGCTGACTTAATGGCTTCTGAAGATTTGAAACTTGTTGTTAAAGTTTACGCACAGACCGATGAGGAAGCTGGTGGTACTGGTGCCAACCGTGTTGTTGCTTCTACCTCTGACTTAGTTGGGCAGCATTACTGGGTAGATGGTACGATGGCTACTTACTCTGCTTCTGATAGAGAAAGAGCTTTGAAAACAATTATTGTTGAGCATTTAAAAATTACTGATGAGGGTATGACCTTGGATATGGGTGCTAATGCTACTCAGTCTTTCTCCTTCCGTTCTACCAACGATTTATACGTAATAAAAGGTGACATTTCCATTGGAAATATTACCGGTGGTAATAAAATTAGACGACGTGGTTAATATCTAGATTTTTAGATAAACGTAGTTTTTATGATGGTACTCATGATTTTTTCATGAGTACCATTTTTTTTATTTACACATTAATTAACTGACTATGTAATAGTAGGCTTAAAGTAAGTTTATAAAAGGAGTTTTTAAAAGGAGGCACTATGGGAGAGGTAGACAGAAAACAGTTAGACGCTTTGGTTAAAAAAGAAGTAACCAAACTATTTGAATCTGTATTAGATTATACGTCTATAGCAGTTTCAGATCCAGGAACATTCAAGATACTAAGAGGCAGGATATTACGTATTGGGAATGATTGTATAAGGACCATTATATCTGAGTTGGATTGTTATGATGTAAAATACTTAGATATAAGTGATGACATTATTGAAATTAAAAAGTAATTAAGGAGACGGTTATGGAAAGCAAAGGATTCAGTACTGAAGGTTTGAGAAGTTTTTTCAATGTTAAGAAAGACACCACATATTTCATTGTGGCGCCCACAGCAGAGGATATTAGAGGAGCTGACTGGGAATATAGTAAATCATACACAAAAAGCCTTGTAGCAGGTATCACCACAACTGCAGAGATGACTGATATTTTAATGCGCCGTGGTATTATAGGACCTGAGTTTGAAAAAAGGTCCAACGAGCTTGCTGCAGAGTTATCAGCAAAAATTGAAGATCTTCAAGATGCTAAAAATTCCCAAGAGAAATCTGAATTAGCCTATCGTGTGGCAGTGGCAAGAGATGAACTATTTCAATGGAATCAGCGATTATCTGCACCATTAGGTAATACTTGCGAGCAAATGGCAGATGACTCTAGGTTAGAGTACCTCACATCACGTCTTATTGTTGATGCCGATGGTAAGCGTCTTTGGGAAAAATTTGAAGACTACCTGACAGAAAAAGAGCAGTCATTGGCTCAGCAATCCCGTTTTGAAGCAATGCTATACCTACAAGGTTTGGATAGTAAGTTCTTAGAAAATACACCCGAAGCAATAGCTATGCGTGAGCTACAAGAAGAGGCTTCAATGCAGGTAGTTAAGGATTTAGCTGAATTAGTTTCTGAAGAAGATGTAGTATCAGATGTAGTACCAGACGTCGTGGAAGAAATCAATGAAGACCTTACGACTGACAGCCCTAAAAAAGCTGTAAAAAAGGTTAAGAAGTCTGAGTAATTAACTTACATTTATGTAGGTACTGTGTAATAGCAGTACCTACATTTAGGTTATTATGGAAATATCTTATGAAGATACAGACTTACTTATTCGTAAAATAGCTTTAGGTAAGAGTTTGGTATGTGTAGCTGGTGCATTCTTGCATCTACACTACCCTAATAATTTTTTAAAAATTAAATCTAAATTAGTATGGGACAACTCATACAATAGTGCGCTTAAAGAAGGGCTTTTACCTAAGAAGGATTTAGAAGAGCTTATTCTTTCTAGAGGTATTTTTTCAAAAGCAGATGAAAGTGCGGTAGCTAAATTACAGTCTAGGTTAGAAGGTCAAGAAGTTCTCCTAGCAAAAACTTTAAAAGTTAGAGCTAATCAAGATAGAATAAAAAAAACCATTTCTGAAATAAAAACAGAGTTATCAGCTATTTTAGCTAAAAAATATTCAAAACTATATATGTCGGCTGATAATAAAGCTGAAGAAGATATGTATGGTTTTTTGTGTAGCGAATGTACTTACACTGAACAGGGTGTAAAATATTGGAAGTCACATAAAGACTTCTTGGAAGATCGTGATACACAAAATAAAAATGATATTTTTTCTTATTTTATGGAATTTATGCGCGGCTTTAGTAGTAGCACTATAAGGTTTATAGCTAGAAGTAATTTATGGCGTATTAGGTATACATCTAGTTTGAAGATAGCTGAGCCTTTATTTGGGGTACCTTTAGTAGATTATACCACAGACCAATTAAATTTAATATATTGGTCTAATTATTATGAGCAAATTTACTCTATGTTACCTTCAGATAGGCCGCCGGATGCGACCATAGAGGATGATGAGGCTCTTGATAAATTTATGGATGATTATTATAAGGAGATGAATAATGAATCTTCTATACTAAGAAACCAAAATAAAAAAAATAAAGGTAAAGCCAACTTATCGGCATTTGATTCAGAAGAAGTTATTATAACACAATCAAATGAACTTTACTATGATATTAAATATGATAAGCCTAAAGAAGCACAGAAAATAAAAGATAGGACGGATATTAAGAAAAGAACCTCAGGAGGGTAAACTATTGGCTGGAACAAGCGAGCATATAATCAAAATCCAAGCAACATCGGATAGTAAAGGTACTGGTTCTGAAAGCAATACTTTCGACATAAATGGTATTAGTACTGCTATAGAAAGTTCCCTTAATCGCTCCATGAAGTCTATGGAGGTTACTATTAGTAATGCTATAGTAAAAGCATTATCTAACTCTCTTCCTGATTCCTCAAGTAATGAGGCATTTTCGAAACAGTTAGCCAGAGATGTAAAAGGTGCTATAGTTGAGGTAGTCAATAAAGCTGCCAGCTCTGACACTTCATCCAGTGCGAGAGATCTACAAAAAGAGATAACAACTACAGTAAAATCTGTCCTTACTGAAAGTTTACAAAGTTTATTTAAAGCTAACAAAGTTTCTAATGAACGTACCGCAACTACTTCCGCTGTAAAGAGTATATCCTCTAGTATACCTACACAAGGTACTAATGATATAGCTAAGGTAGCACAAGAATTATCCATTATTGCTAAGGCACTTACTGCCATACCTAACCTATCCAAAGAGTTTGCTGCTGAACGTGGTAAGGCCTCTCCAGATAATAGTAAGATGGTAGATTTACTAGAAGCTATACTTAGTACGGCAACTTCTGCAAAAGAAAGCTATAAGTCTGTAAGAGCACCTATTTCAAGGATCGATTCCGACCAATCTATTGGTGCAGTCTCTGTTTTATCTGCAGCTAACAAACAGTTTACTACTACTATAAATAAAATATCACAGCTAGTTGCTGACGGTGTTGTAGTAAAAGTAACAGCTGACACCGCACAAGCTTCTAAGGACATCGAGGAGCTAGCTAAAAATAATACAACTACTATAACTGTTGAGGCAGATACAGCTAAAGCCAAAGATAAACTGGACAAACTAATTGACCAGGATGTTATGTCA